TCTCAGAGAGAGCGCACCGAAGCTCTCTCAGCGGCCTTAGGCCGCCCTTACCCTCTACCTATGGTAGAGAGTAAGGCCCCTGGGTACTTGTACGTAAGGATTAGCGTACAGGTCCCCAGCCCGCTTTGATGTGGACGTTGCGGGATCGTCCGGCACGTTCAAGGTGTTCCTTGTCTAGAGGAGATCTCTCGACCTCCCACCACGGGAGAAGACGTGGAGGCTCCTCTCCGAAAGGAGGAGTAATAGACAAGAACCACTTCATCAAGGCTGCGTACGAATCCAGCTTGGACACTGGCTTCGGCGCACGGATATACATCCCCTTTACCAAAGGACGATGTAGATCCTCGTCATGGCGGATATCCTGTTCTAGAATATCCTTGAGCGAACCATGACGACCAAGGAGAGGAGATGTCGGCTCAACGAAGGGGAAAGGAATAATCCTTCCAATCCTCTCGTCAAGCCATTCGGCGGTGCGATACCAACCAGCTCCAAAAAGCTGGTTACGTAAAGACACCGTTGACACCAACTCTCGAACGTGCCGTCGGTTAAGAGGGAGAAGAGTACGAACGCGGCAAACGGAAACCGATTGCCCATCGTAGTAGTCCTCTCCACAAGATTCACGGAATCGATATTTGTCGTTCCAGAAACTCTTGTGCCTATTTATAACGAAACCAAAGGTTTCGAGGGCCTCCATCACCGATTGCACATAGTCGACGGGGACAATTATGTCGTCTCCGTAGACGCGCACCTTGCCAACGAATGATTTAATATCTTCGTTGGTCAGTCTGCGGTTGAGCGCTCTTTCAATTCCTAGGAATACTACCGTCACAAAGACGATGGATTCCATAGGAAAGCAGAGGGCTGAACCCATAGACGCGAACTTGGCTAAGCGTTTCACGCCATAGCCAGGCACATCAGCCTTCCGGCTTCTTGTAGCATCGAGGGCTTGTGAAAGCCACCGATGATTTTTAACAAGGAGTCGTACATGCTGATTGGACACCCTGTCCGAAGCCTCACTCAAATCAAGTGTGGCGAGGTTCCCAGTGAGGGATCCCTCTCTCGCGAGCCGTTGATTTGGCTCTTGAGATTCGAACTGCATGAACTCCCTAGTTTGGTAAAAACGAGGGATTTGTTGCACGAACATCGCGAGAACGGCTTGTTGCATATACTGCATACAAGTCGGTTCAATAGCGATGATTCGAGGAGAGTCCAGCGTCTTAGGGACTGTAACTACCCTGACGGGCAGTTCAGCCCCAGGTTCGAGGACATCTACGCTCCCCAACCAATCGAGTTGGTCAGGCGACTGCGGATTAGGAACGAGGTACTCCCAATGTGGGAATATCTCTTCCAACCGAGCGGTCCACTGCCGAAGTATATACTTCGTGTTTCCGCGAAGCTTATCGGCAGTAGCACCTGGTCCGTGTTTAGGAGAGAGGATCTCGTCGTAGAGACGGTTGTCTATAGACGAGAAGAAATCTCTCCAAAGAAGGCTTCCTATTCTCTGGAAGTCTTCGACGTTCCGCTCTTCAGAGAAGAGTGAACGATCGGACGAACGAATGTCCTGCTCACACTGGATCCACTTGGCTATAGCAGATTTCACCCTAATCGGTGAAACCTGGATCTTCTCTAATCCAGGAGAAGAATCAGGCAATATCTTTGCCCACATCAGAGTAATCTGACGTATGCAACGAATTGCTTCTATATCAGGTGGGTCCAGCAACCGACCACTGATAGGATCGAACACACGGGAAAGCAAACCTCGAAGAAATTCGGGGAGAGCTCCTCTTCGCTGGAAACCAGCAAAAGAGGTGTTCCCGACGCAACCTTCGTCAAGGCACTTTGTGAAGTCCTTGCCGAAGCGCGCCAGGGATATCGTTAAAAACGATACCCCCTCGTGTTTGATCCGAATCTCGGCTTTCTTAAAGTCGAGATCGGTGCTAGTGCCACATCGCATACTCGATTCTTCGAGTATGCACCGTAGGAGCGCGATCAGGCTTTTCATGTTCCCCTATCTTGTACAATAAGGTGGACATCCTCAGCTTGACCTCTCCTGGTGAAAGTCTGTCAGCTCTCACCACCCAGAAGTTGGGTGACCCGAGCACCTGTGGACGTCGTGAGATACGCGATAAGCGCATCCGCGACGGCCTTCTGTTCCGTGACGGTGTATCCTGCAACAGGAACATCAACAGTCATGATGACGGACATCGATGACCGCGTGTTCTGCGTGGGAATCAGAGCGTCAGCAGACAGTTTGGTGCTCGTCAGTTTGATGGTTCGACGGTTCCGTCGCCCGTAGGCGTGCGAAACAGTCATCTGGTACATACCATCTGCGGACGTAAACGTCCCAGATGAGTCACCAGAGCCCGTACGCGGAAGCGATACGGCGCTACCAGAAACTGTGACAGATTGTGGGTCAGAGAATGCCATGCAACGTTCCTATCGGTTGAATTGATAGGATCTGGCATTTTACCAGACCCTACTCCTGCAGCGGGATTACATCCTCGCTATGCTGATACCGGCTGTTATGTCCGGTTCAGTGCAGGATTCCAGGAGCCTTGGTTAAACCAAGGGCGCCCAGAATGGCTGACTGAGTGCCTGACAAGGCATTCATGTCAAAGCCAAATCCGTAAGGGGTCGACCGTGTCCGCTTCTTAGACTCCATAGTCTCAAAAGCAGATATGGTCGTTGGCCCTGTTACGCCCGTGTATGGGCGCATACCAGTCACGGTATATGCTCGTGTCACCTTTGTATGGTGCATCACGTAAGCATAACGGGCCACCACGTTGTCGTTGGACAGAGCAGTGAGATTATGAATAAAACTCCCTGCATCTGAAAACCAATCGACCAACCAGGACCAGGGCGTTAATTCCCAGGCGGTATCGAGATCAAACTCGAGACCCAGCGCGTGATTAGCGAGCTGTTCATACCTTTCTAACTTTCCGAGGAAATCATGTGCCTCAGAAAGGTAGTAAGTGTATGCACCTGCGAACCAGACGTTGGTATCAATGATATCAATCGTCTTTAACGTCCCCAAAGATTGGTAGTAGAAGCTAGACAACACATCAGTGTTGAATAGTGTAGGAATATACACTTTTCCTACACCTGTTAGGCTTCCGAGATCTACCTCTCTTCGGTGTTCACCGAGGCCACGGCGACGCCGGACATTACGTCCGGAATCGCGGCGAAATTGCTCGACTCTCTTATGAAAGTCGAGAATGCCTCTAGCGAGATTCTGGAGATCCTGCTTCATTGGCAGGATTCCGAATTTCCAGTTCAGGTATTCGTTGGCCGGCATCTTTTCAGCCGGTGTAGCCTTACGGCTACCACGAATGCCTGTATTGTAATAACTGGAATATCCGGGCAGTTGGGGTAAACCCTCCCGCAATTCTCCAAGAAACGATGCTAGACTAACCTCGGTGCCTGTCGGGACAGCATCGGCCCACAGCTTTGTGCCATCCATCCGAATCTCGGATGAAGATGGCAGATAGCTAGTGGGAACGGGCCCCGGGGAACCGCTATGGAGTACAGTCGTGTTAATCACGAACGGACCCTGATAGACGATTCCAGTGGGTGACGGATCTGACTTCAGATAAACAAGTTTGCTTATCTGAAGTTCCGTGTTTCGGATAGAAGAAAATTCATGTCCGGTGTCATACGCTCGCGCGTATTCATCGAACATATTCTTCCGAAGCTCGGTACCCGTCATGTCCTGATAGGCCTCGTCCTCAGAAACATAGTTTCTGCCAGTTCTCCAACTGGTGGTCGTTTGCGACCAGGGATCGAGATCCAACCATCCAGTCTCTGAGTTTGTGCCGCCCTGGCTGAAGGCATAATGCACCTTCGGCGAGTTAAGGCCACTCCGAGACTGGGTAACGGTTGGCATTTGGTCCTCCTTACGGATTCTCTTCCGAATGAACGATGTGGTAGGATCCGGTTCAAGGGATCCCACCACACCGAGCCCCGGAAGGGCCTGCATGCATTTTACACGCAGGTTTGTCTGCTAAGCACTCGCTCGGCAGACGATTCCAATCAATGATTGGAACCAGAGCAGAAGATCGAATGAATCGATCTTCATCGGGGCTAACCACGGAAATTGCAGCTTACCTTCGGTGGATTAGGCCGATAGGACGCGCTGCGCCTTCCAATTCGGAATAGATTTAGCAGGTCCTGGAGTGAGATCCAGGTATCCGCTAAACCAAACCTACGGCTAGCACCGAGGGGCCCCTTCGGGGGCC